GATGACGCTGGTAATGCTCTTGCTGACCGTGTGTCAAAGCTGTTCCCTAACAAGGTCTATCGTGTTGACCATCGACCATACAAAGATGCCAATGAGTTCCTACAGGCTGGTAAGGCAGCAGACTTCAAGAGTGCATGGTGGAACGCCCGTAAGTACACACCTGAGAATGTGATGAACAGCACACAGGACTTCTTGTCGTTGTACAAGGATACGCCTGAGCATCAGTATGTACCTACAGGTATCCAAGCATTAGACGATAAGATACTTGGTCTCATGCAGGGTCACTTCACGGTAATCAAAGCACCCACAGGTATTGGCAAGACGGAGATCATGCGGTTCCTTGAGTACAATATGCTACAACGTGAAGTTCCTATTGCTGCATGGCACTTGGAGGAAACCAAGCTACGATCCTTGTTAGGTCTTGTGTCTTACCAATGTAATGACAATCTTACACGCAGGGACTTGATCGAAGAGAAGGGCGCAGAGGATCAGGTGATTAAAGCCATTGGTGATCTAACGAAGGATGAGAACTTCTATCAGTTCTACCTTAGTGATGGTCAAGGTGCTGATGATCTGATCGACCAGATACGTTACTTCGCTGTAGCCTGTGGTGTTAAGTTTGTATTCTTTGAGCCTATCCAAGATGTGCTTGTGGGTTCATCAGATGAGAGCAAAGAGCAAATGCTGGCTGATCTATCGGTACGACTATCGAAGCTGTCGGCTGAGTTAAACGTGGGTATCGTGACTATCGCCCACACTAACGATGATGGGCAGATGAAATACTGTCGTATGATCGGTCAACGTGCGTCAGTCATCATTGATCTTAAGCGTGACAAAGAAGCTGACGATCTACAGGAGCGTAACACAACGTACCTGTCTATTGAGAAGAACCGTCCATGTTCCGAAGAAGGCAACGCAGGGATGATGCGGTTCAACACTGAAACATTTACGCTATCGGAGGTGTGATGGAAGACCAAGGAGAGTTATTCGATAACGAGGTTTTTTACAGTGTGGACACCCCAACTATCTTGTGTAGGCACTGTAATACGGAGAAACCAAAAGGAGCTTTTAGGCTTTATAGAAGGGCCACAGGAGATCATAGAGATTGCAGGAGTACAAGTTGCAAGCAGTGTCAGAGATACAACAACGATGTTGTAACTAAGATAAGAAAGACAGCTCCACAAAAACCAGAAGCCTGTCAGTGCTGCGGCGGGGTTGTTCACAGGCTTGTACTTGACCACTGCTATGAAACAGAAACCTTTAGGGGTTGGATATGCCATCACTGCAACCTTAGTATCGGCCACTTAGGTGACAATGTAGAAGGCTTGAGGATGGCGATACGTTATTTAGAGAGAGACGGGAAACACAAATGACAACAGTATTCGACATTGAAACAAACGGTCTATTAAACGAGTTGACCAAGATTCATGTCCTGTCTTGGTCTAATGACATGGGTAAAGTTAAGCATACCCATGACTATTTTGAGATGCGTTATGTATTACTCAACAGTGAAACACTGGTAGGCCACAATATTATCCGCTTCGATATACCAGCGGTGGAAAAGGTTCTAGGCATTGAGGTAAAGGCTCGTTTGATCGACACTCTAGCGTTATCTTGGTATCTACACCATGATCGTATGAAGCATGGGCTTGAGGGCTACGGAGAGGACTATGGAGTGCCTAAGCCTGTCATTAAGGACTGGAACACCCTGACACCACAGGAGTACGCTCACAGGTGTGATGAGGACGTTAAGATCAACAACCGTCTATGGCGTGACTTAGACCTTAAGCTCAACAAGCTGTACCAAGACCCCACTGAGAAGGATCGTCTGATCGACTATCTGACGTTCAAGCTAGACTGCGCTAGGGAACAGGAAGCCCTACGGTGGAAACTGGATGTGGATAAAGCTCAAGCAGCCTACGATGAGATCATGGCACTCAAGGTAGAGAAGGTTGAGCAACTGGCAGATGCTATGCCTAAGCGTACACTAACCCGTATGGCCTCACGACCAAAGGTCATGCACAAGAAAGACGGTAGCCTATCCTCTCATGGTGAGAAGTGGGTAGACCTATGTAAGGAGTACAAGCAACCTGAGACAACCATGCAGTTTGTCGTTAAGACAGGCGAAGAGCGTGGGAACCCTAACTCTAACGATCAGGTCAAGGACTGGCTCTATTCGTTAGGTTGGAAACCACGGACATATAAATTCCTAAGAGATAAGGTGACAGGCGATGAACGACAAATCGAACAAGTTAGAAAGAATGGGGAGCTATGCGGAAGTGTCAAAGAGCTTGCAGAGGTTGACCCTGCTGTTGACCTTCTTGATGGCCTTACAGTTCTTACTCACCGTGCTGGTATTCTTAAGAGTTTCCTAGAGTGCCACAAGGATGGTTGGCTAGAGGCTAGTATTGCTGGTCTAACGAACACCTTTCGGTTCAAGCACTACCGACCACTGGTTAACCTACCGGGTGTAGATAAGCCATACGGTGATGTAATCCGTGGGTGTCTGACGTGTCCTGACGGTTACATTCTGTCTGGTGCTGACATGACATCACTAGAAGATACAACCAAACGGCACTACATGAAACCACTAGACCCTGACTACGTTGAGCAGATGAGCCACGAAGGCTTTGACCCTCACTTGGACTTGGCTCTACACGCTGGTGTTATCACCCAAGATGACATCGACAAGCACAATTCTGGGGAGCGTTCACTCAAAGCCCTCCGTAAGAATTACAAGGTGGTTAACTATAGTGCTACATACGGTGTAGGAGCGCCTAAGCTGGCCCGTGAGACAGGTATGAGTAAGTCTGAGGCCAAGACCCTGCTAGAAGCCTTCTGGTCTCGTAACTGGGCTATTGAGAAGGTAGCAAGCACATTGCGTGTCCGTGAGTTGTTCAATGGCATGTGGCTTAAGAACCCTGTGTCTGGCTTCTGGTATAGCTTACGCAGTGACAAGGATCGTTTCAGTACGCTCAACCAAAGTACAGGGGTCTACTGTTTTGACAGTTGGGTTAAGGAATGTCGTGGCATGGGACTAGAGACTATCGGTCAGTTCCACGATGAGATTATCGTATTAACAAAAGAAGGGGACGAAGATAAGACAGAGAACATCATGCAGATGAGCATAAACAACGTAAATGATGCAATAAACCTTAACGTACCGCTAGGGACAGACGTACAATTTGGGAAGACTTACGCTGATATTCACTAATGTAAAATAAAAGTGAAAAATAGTGAATAATATTCTCAAATATATCCCTATAGTATATTACCAGCGCTGCAAACCAGCAGCTTAAACAGAGGAAGACTAAGATGGCTAAACACACAATGGACATGGTTCTTGAGTACCCGAAGGTGTTTGAAGAAAACCGAGATATGGGCGGAGATGGAAATAACGCTGCAAAGAAAGCTGCAAAGCATAACGGGCAGTACGTTGTTAACGCATACTTCACCAGCGAAGAGCAGATAGAGGAACTGCTGGAAGCTGGGATGGACCCTAAGCCAATGGGCAACGACCGAGTAAAGGAGGGCAATAGTTTTGGGATTGGTAAGTTCGTTAAGTTAACACGGATGCACGATCACAAGATGACATTTAGTGACAAGAACGGCAAAGAGACGGAGGTAGACTTTGGTGGAGCGCCAAAGGTAGTTAACCTTACTAACGGCACTGAGAACAAGACTTGGTGGTCGTTAGAAGAAGACGGAGCGTTAGGTAACGGGACACGGGCGAAAGTCCAGTTCGAGACCTACTCCAAGGGCGCTGGGCTACGGCTCATTGCTGTTGGTGTCACTGACCACGTTGCCTACGAAGGCGGTGGTTCAACCGAAGACGACGAACTATTTATGGTGGAATAAACATGCGGGTGAATATAGACTTCTACTTCGATAAAGATGAGGATGGCTACGAGGGTTCTTCTAGTTGCTCTCGTGATAACATCGAAGACCTCTACGGGCTATCACAAATGCTTGGTGATGCTGTACGAGGCGCAGGGTTTAGTTACGTTACTGACGTTGGGTTTGAGAAGGACGATGGCACCGTCATCTTTGGTGAGGGATAATGGGTAAAGGCAAAGTTCTAATCGACGGTGACATCATAGCCTATCGTGCAGCCTTTGCCACTCAAGACCTTACCGCTAAGGACGCAGAAGAGAAGGTTGATGATCTTATTGAGTATATCTTAGATGAGACCATTGATCTTCCCTTCCCGTCCCCAGAAGACTACGAAACGTATCTAACTGGCAAGACAAACTTTCGGCATGACATTGCTAAATCCCACCCGTACAAGGGAAATAGGACTGCAACCGAGAAGCCAGAGCATTTAGGTGCGGCACGAGAGCATATGATTAACAACTGGAGTGCTATCGTTAGTGTCAACGAAGAGGCTGATGACCTTATATCAAAGGGGGCGGCAGAGACAGGTTATAACTGTGTTGTTGCATCTGTTGATAAGGACATGCTACAGCTTCCTTGTTGGCACTTTAACTTCGTAAAGGGCAAGTGGACTAAGGTAGATGAGTGGTCAGGCACAAAGTTCTTCTATACGCAAATCCTGACGGGTGACGCCGCTGATAACATAAAGGGTCTACATCGTGTTGGCCCAAAGACATCAGAGAAGATGCTGGCACACTGTGAAACAGAAGACGATCTCTGGGAAACGTGTGTTAAGGCTTATGATGGTGACGTAGAGAGGGTACTAGAAAATGCGAGGTTACTATGGCTAAGGCGGTACGACAACGAACTGTGGGAGCCACCTCAAGGGGCATAAAGCATGGTTACAGGTCTGGGCTAGAAGATCGCATCTCAGACCAACTCAAGAGCCTTAAAGTACCGTTCAAGTATGAGGAGTTCAAGATCAAGTATGAGGTTAACGAGGTTAGAACCTACACACCTGACTTTGAACTCCCCAACGGTATCATCATAGAATCCAAGGGACGGTTCGTTGCAGCAGACAGAAAGAAACATCTGTTAGTCAAAAAGCAACATCCAGACCTTGACATTCGGTTTGTCTTCTCTAATTCTAATGCGAAGATAAGCAAAGGCTCAAAGACTACGTTAGGCATGTGGTGCGACAAGCATGGCTATATGTACGCAGACAAGTTAATTCCAGAGGAATGGATAAAGGAAACATAATGGCAGGAAAGACAGTCGTAGTCTTCTCGTGCGCTCACGTTGATCCCAGTGTGAGTAACGAGAGGTTTAACTGGTTAGGTGAGTTCTTGTATGACCTCAAGCCTGATTATGTCGTTGACTTGGGTGATGGCGCTGATATGCGGTCATTAAATACATTTGACACTCGTTACCCAGAGGCAATCGTCAGTCAGAGCTATGAGGCAGACATCGAACACTACAACGATGCACAAGAGCGTATCCGATGGAAGTTCAGACACCACCGACGAAAACGACCAGCTTACATAGGGTTTGAGGGGAACCATGAGAACAGGATTAAGAAAGCTATCAAACACGATCCTCGACTTGAAGGCTCGAAGTATGGCATATCTTTTGACCACCTTCAGACTAACAGGTGGTTCGATGAGTACCACGAGTATGAGAACTCAGCCCCAGCTATTGCTGATTACGATGGGGTCTCGTATGCTCACTTCTTTAGTAGTGGTAACTTTGGGTCTGCTATGTCTGGTATGCACCATGCTAATGCACTACTGGCTCACAGGCATCATAGTTCTACTTGTGGTCATAGCCATAAACGTGATCTTAAGTTTAAGGACTCTTCACACCCTAACGGAGTTATCGGTCTTGTTGCGGGGTGCTACAAAGGTGCAGCAGAAGGATGGGCAGGTCAAGCCAACAAGGAGTGGTGGTCTGGCATAGTAGTTAAACGGGAGGTAGAGAACGGTATGTATGATCCAGAGTTTGTTTCCCAGTCACGACTAAAGGCTATGTATGGGCAAACGTAGTGACTTCGAAA